ACTATAAGCAGCCCCTTGTTGAGCTGTTCTAGCAGCACTCAAGCCGCCTTGCAACAAAGCATTAGCGCCTGTAGCATTGATGTTTCTACCACCCAGGTTAGTACCTATATCCAAAGCGCCTCGCCCGAGATCTTCAATGGAACCTGTTAAGCCCAAACCTGTAGTAAACGGAGCATAACCGCCAGTCAACCCTTGACCATAGCTACCCAGCAGGTTAGCGCCAGTGCCAAACAAGCCAGTACCGAAGGCTACGTTTCTCTGTCCTGCTTCCTGTGCATTAGCAGCCAACTGAAGATCCTGCATTGCACGAGCATTAGCCAGAGCAGCCATCTCAGGGTTAGCAGCCTGCAATCCACCGCCTTGAGCGATCGACAGGCCAGTACGACCAGTGTTAGACAATTGGTTCATCAATTGAGCACTCTCACGCTCACGTCCGGGAGCTAACAATGCCTGCTGTTTGCTCATGTAGTCAGCGGCAACCTGCTCAGGAGACTTTGCAAGATACTGTTGACCAAGATTAAACAAACCAGTAGCAGCTCCTGTCAAAGGAGCATACAGACCTGGGGCTTGTTCAGCAAAGTTAAGTCCTTGGCCTGCCAAAGCCATTACTCGGTCTTGATATGCCTTTAGCTCAGGAGACACGGTATAACCTGCCCCTGTTACGTACCCCTCTGGTGAGGTCTGAAAGGAGCTAGTACCAAAGCGAGTGGTAACCCCTACAGGTCTAAACCGAGCTGCTTCAGCAGCCCTATCTGCTGCATATTGTTGTGCATCTGCTGATCGTGAAGCTGCACTTCTTGCAGAACTACCACTTAAAAGACTACCACCAAGTACGGCTGCGCCTACAATCCATGGCATATCAATCTCCCTTACTAATTAGGACTTCATCCACCTTGGACGGATCTTTCTCGTCAGTGGCATGAATACAAAACCAAACACAATCAGTCAATGCTTTAACTGCGTGGTGTTTGCCAGCGGCAATTTCCAAACAAGCAGGAGCTTCAACAATCTTAGATTCATTATCAACAAGAACAATAACTTTACCTTTAGCCACAACACTCATGTGAGAATAGGCGTGTTTATGTTGCATGACCATCGTTCCAGCAGGAATATGAATTTCCTTGGAATACAAGCCATCAGAGAAATGGTGGACTATCATATTTAACGCAGTTCCCACCAGTAAGGAATGCCATACGAAGTAGTAACTTTGTATGTCGACCCATTAGGAATTATAAAGTTAAACGGACTTGTATTATTGTTATCCCCGCCAATTATAGATACGATTGACCCATCAATGTAAAAAGTACTTGTGCTTGGGGATGCGTTAACAGTAACTGAAACCATAATAGGCTTACCAGTACTGTTGGTGTAAGTAGTCCCTTGAGAACGGCTGCTTGCAACATTCTGCCATGTTTGTCCCCATCCTATTCCCATCCCGTATACATGAGCAGTGGTGGCAACTTTGGTGGAGTTATCCCCGTTAGATTGTGTTGTAGCTGTCACATTACTGGCAATGGTTCCGCCACTGCCTACATTGGTTGCATTAGTGGCGTTAGTGGCGTTGGTTACTGCTGTAGACCCAATAGCAGTAGTAATATCAGAAGCACTGGCAGCACTAAAAGCATTCGTTCCATTACCTTTAATCAATGCTCCCGAAGTGATAGAAGTTGCTCCAGTGCCTCCGTTTGCTACAGGAAGTGTTCCAGTAACACCTGTGGTCAAAGGAAGCCCTGTAGCATTGGTAAGAACTCCTGATGCAGGTGTTCCTAAAGCAGGTGTCACCAATGTAGGAGAAGTCAGCGTGGGGGATGCTGTATCAGCTTTGGTAGCCACAGCCGTGGCAATGTTGTTGAACTCTGTGTCAATTTCAGTACCCTTAACAATCTTCAGAGGATTACCAGAGGCAAGACTGTCCTTGCTTGCAAAGTTTGTACTTTTTACATAATCAGTCATGTTTATTCCTTAAACAATCTTGCCGTTCTTGGCTTGAATCTCAATCTTTTGAACACTTAAAGCAGAACCGTTAATGTCTGCTTCATATCCGGTTTGAATCACTTTACCTGAACCTGTTGGGTATGCTTTTAAAGTTTGTAAAGCAGTACCTCCAGAATACTCTGCGGTAGTATTATATTCCGCTACGTTATAATAATAAACTCCTTGAGCAGGAATCTGCGTATTATAGGAATAGTAATTGTTTGTAAAATCATATCCCCATTTAATAGTTATATACTGGTTTGTACCTCCAATAACAACAACAGATAATCGCTTTAGAATAGAGGTTACTGAAGGAGCACCCAAGTCAGTATGGTTAGTGAAATACTGAAAACGATAAGAACTACCGTTGTCTTGATAGCCTGTATAAGTTCCAATGTATCCGGCCTTTCCAATCAGCATGGTTCCATCAGCTTTTTGACAGAAGCTCTGCGGTTCAATAGAATCCCAAGTCGTTACTCTGGCTGATCCATCGGGTAAAACTGTCTTCATGTCAAAACAATAGACTGATTTCAGCGTAGGCAATGTAAGAAGATAAAAACCTTCTCGTGGATTGTAAACTGCCCTGATGTTAGCTTTTGTTTCACTGGCTACAGCACTCATCAGGTCATTACGCACATTCTTGGAAATATCACGCAAAGGAGCAGATTTCTCTTGAATAGTACGAAGAATGCTACGAACCCCTGTCTCAGATAAGAAAATAACATCTGTACCAGTTTCAACCACTGAACCCCTGGCAATACAGCCAATACCCGTGATCGTATCGTATAAGGTCATCGTAGATGGTGAGTTAGCACCACTATAAACAAGAATGTTACGATAACCAAAGATAAACAAGAAATTGTTATGACTTGCCAAGGCAGTGATCGTATCTCCACCTTTAGGCCACACCGTGGTGGTATCCAATGTACCTGCCGTACCCGAACCAAACTTATGAGGATTCTTAAGATCTGACCACTGTACAGTCACTTTATCAGTGGTAGTATCAGCATTCCAAATACGTCCCAAAGCACTGATAACAATGTTTGCTTGTTGAACCGTACCGTTGTATCCTGCTTCCTGATCTACACGATAATATTGAGTCGTAGACGTATCAGGATCAAAACCGATAGGAACATGACCACGCTGATAGAAGTATAAATCTCCATCTAGATAGGCAGTAGACCAGTTGTCAGCCGTGATCGTTGGTGCAGTACCGACACCGTTAAAGGTTACTTCAGACAGCACACCACCAGATAACTTAAATATCTTGTTATTACCTGCACACAGCGTGTAGGAAGTACCGTCTTTAGTGATCAACTCAGCAATAGTTTTAACGTTAGCAGTGCCCAGAGCAGCCAAAGTAGAATGGGCAGGGGTCCAACCCTTCCGTGCTCCTACTCGTCCATACTGGTCAATAATACAGTTGTTAGCCGTTAAAGCAAAGCCTGAAGCCAGATCCAAGGAACTATCCTGGGTGTTTAACCCATAGAACCCTGGAGCTGTGATAGAAAACGCTTGTAATTGCTGGCTCATTACACAGCCTCAAATGAATCATTCTCAGGTGAACGAGCCAATTCCAATGCAATCAAGTCAGACATAGCTGCCCTAGCCAGTGCATAAGCCTCTGAACTAGACAATCCACCGTCCTCGCCACGCTCTACCAAAGCACGAGCAAAGGCATTCAATACAATAGGCTCTTTAGCCAACTTGGTAGTGTCTGAATCAGCAGAAAAATCTTCTTCAGGAACAATCAGACTGAACCGAATTGAATATACTTTATCAGGAACAGGCCAGAACTTAACTTGAGTATCTCCATTGCTATCAACACCTTGAATGGTGTAATACATTGGTAATGCTTGAATAGGGCTAGGAATGGTGTAATAGAAGTTATCATGGTCTGCATGAGATAGAGGAGTCAACTGATAATAGTTGGTCGTATTGATTACATCCATTGTCTTAAAACGACGACCAGCACCTGTAAGACTATAACCGCCTACCTGATTGGTTACAGTCGTAACCGTGACTGCTTGGTTAAAAGCATCCCAGTCATAAGCATCACAAATCTGACGCTTTGCATCATTTACAAACTTTCCTACCAACGTGGATAAGGAAGTTTGACTGACAGTGGTAACGGTAGGTTCACGTAAGCGAACCATTACATCGTTAACAATGTCTAAATAAGTAGACAGAGCCATGATTAATATTTCTTCTTCTTGGACATATTAGTGGCTGTACGCTTACCACGCATCGGTAGTCCTGCGGAACTTAGTGCAATCGCAACAGCCTGTTTACGGGATTTAACTACTGGACCGCCCTTACCGCTGTGCAAAGTACCTTCTTTGTACTCGTGCATAACCTTACCAACCTTTGTCTGTTTTTTCATGGTGTATCCTTATTTAAGCATAAGCCTATCAAACATAAACGTTACAATGCCTCCAAC